GCAATAGAGGAAAACTTTGTTGCTTTAAAAGACGAACTTAAAGTAGAGTTAGCTGATGTTGATAAGGATAAGCGTATTCTTATGGGCGCTGCTCTAATACCTAATAAAAAGATATACAGAAAAAGTAGAGAAGATGAGTATTATATATATTTCTCTGAAGATACTGTGCGTAGAGCATCCGAACTATTCTTAATGAAGGGAAATCAGAATAAATCTACTTTAGAGCATCAGGCGCAACTATCAGGTCTATCTGTTGTAGAATCTTGGATTGTAGAGGATGATACACATGATAAATCTCGTAAGTATGGGCTTAATATGCCTGTCGGTACTTGGATGGTCTCTATGAAGGTTAACAACGAAGAGGTTTGGCAGGACTATGTTAAGACAGGTAAGGTAAAAGGTTTCTCAATAGAGGGCTACTTCACCGATAAGGTAGAAATGTCTATGGTAGAAGAAAATGATGCTGCTGAAGTATTATTAGAGATTGCTGATAGCATTGAAGCTGGAAAGCTAAATCTAAAAACATACGGAGATTACGGAAGTGGTGTTAGAAATAACGCCAAGAGAGGAATTGAGCTAAACAAAAAGGTAAATAACCGTTGCGCCACCTCTGTGGGGAAAATAAGAGCGCAGCAGTTGAGTAGAGGAGAAAAATTGAGTTTATCCACAATTAAGAGGATGTATTCATATCTTTCAAGGGCAGCCGAATACTATGACCCAAGTGATTCAAAGGCTTGTGGCACTATCTCATATTTATTGTGGGGAGGTAAGGCTGGACTTGCTTGGAGTAGAGGTAAACTAAAAGAATTAGGTGAAATTGAATTAGCTGAATATGATGACAAAGGAAGAATTAAACGAAGCAAGAAAGCACCAGATTCCGATACTCCAAATCCTAATCCAAAACGAGGAAGCAAACGCAATCCAAAGGGTGCTGCTGGGAAGTCAAGGGGAGTTACTGTACCCGACAGAGTGTTAAAGTCGCTTCAGAAGAAAGCAGATGACTTTAATGAGAAATACAAAGCTAAAAAAGGATATGGAACTACTGTTGGGCAACTGAAGTCTGTATATCAGCGTGGTGTTGGCGCATTTCAAACATCTCACAGTCCTGCTGTAAAGTCAGCCGAGCAATGGGGTCAAGCTAGAGTGAACGCCTATATATATCTTTTAAAGAACGGTAGACCGCAAAATGCTAAATACACTACCGATTATGATTTACTACCAAAGAAGCACCCTAAATCAAGTAAGAAATGAAAAGTAAAGAAACAGTAGGACAGCAAGTACCAACAAACTCAAAGAGAGGTTGCTTGTGTAAAAACGGAAAGACATACTCAAGAAAATGCTGTGATGGCACTTTAAGAGGGCAAGGTATTGGTAAAATACGTGCTTAAAAATCTAACAGTATTTTTAATACTTGTTATTTATCTATAACTATAACTGTTAATTAACATAATATGGAGAGTAAAGCTACAAACATTTTGAATGATATTATGCAAAAACTCTCTGCTATTAGTGAGCCAGAAACGAAAGAGGTTGAGAACATCGAAGTTGCAGCCGAAGAAGTTACTGAAACTCCAGAAGTAGAGGAAGTTGCATTATCTGAAGATTCTGTTGAGGAAGTTGCTACTGAAGAAGTAGAGGCTGCTCTTGATGCTGAATCAACTGAAGAAGTTGAGTTGGCTGAAGAATCCGAAGAAGAAGCTACTGAATTGGAAGAAGAAGTTTCCGAAGAAGTAGAACTAATGGAGGGTTATGTGAAGGAAGAGGATTTCAACTCTAAAATCGCAGAACTCGAAGATATGATTAAGTCTATCAAAGAAGATATGATGGTTGAGTACAGTAAGGTTGAGCAAGAAAAGGCTGAACTTTCATCTCAAGTAGAGAAGCTATCTGCTGAACCAGCAGCCGAGCCAATCGCACACGCACCATCAGAAAAAACTGAACAAAAAGAGGTGGTTAAATTCGGTCAGAATCGCCCTGCTAGTACACTTGACCGAGTATTTTCAAAACTAATATAATATAAAAATGAGTAATCAAAAAGTAAATCTATACGCTGGTAATGGTTCTGTTGATACCATCACCTCTACTTACGCTGGAGAGTTTGCAGGAAAATACATTTCTGCTGCCCTCTTGACAGGTAAAACATTAGCTGAAGGTGCAATCACCATCAAACCTAATGTAAAATATAAAGAAGTCGTAAAGAAAGTTGCTTCAACTAACTTTATCGCTGATGCTTCTTGTGATTTTTCTGCTACTGCTGATGCGCTTACACTTACAGAGCGTATTCTTCAGCCAGAAGAGTTCCAAGTTAACCTAGAGCTTTGTAAAAAAGACTTTAGAGCAGACTGGGAAGCTGTACAAATGGGATATTCTGCATTTGACAAACTACCTGCATCTTTCTCTGACTTTATTCTAGGACATGTTTCTGCTAAAGTTGCTGAAAAGACAGAGCAAAACATCTGGGGTGGTGTAAACGCTAACGCTGGTGAATTTGACGGTATTACAGTTCTTGCTGCTGCTGATGGAGATGTAAACGATGCTGCTAATAGTTCTGAAACATCTTTCAGTTCTTCTAACATTTCAACACTTCTTGGAAATGTAGTTGATGCTATTCCTTCTGCTGTTTATGGTAAAGAAGATTTGACTATCTACGTTCCAACTGTTGCATTGCAATCTTATGTTCGTGCATTAGGTGGTTTTGCTGCTGAAGGACAAGGTGCTGCTGGTGTTAACGCACAAGGTTCACTTTGGTACAATCAAGGGAATGCACTTTCTTTTGAAGGTATTAAAATCCAACATGCGCCAGGAATGCCATCTGACCACATCGTTGCTGGTGAGGCTTCTAACATCTTCTTCGGTACAGGTCTATTAAGCGACCACAACGAAGTAAAAGTAATCGATATGGCTGACATTGATGGAAGCCAGAATGTACGTATCATCATGCGATATACAGCAGGTGTACAATACGGTATCGGTTCTGACTTGACGTTACTGACGTTAGCATAATAATTGTTTAATCGAAAGGGGTGGCTAATCCTACCCCTTTTACTAAAAAAGTAAAACTATGGCTTGTGATTTAACTGGCGGAAGATTAAGACCTTGTAAGGATGCTGTCGGTGGTATTAAGAAACTACACTTTGTAGATTTCGGTGATTTAGGAACTTTAACCTATGGTTCTAGTGATGAGATTACTGATATGTCTGGTACTTTCGATTATCATACTTATGATGTTAAAGGTAATTCTTCGCTTGAAACAAACATTACATCTTCTATGGAGAATGGAACAACATTCTTTGAGCAGGTGTTAAGCGTTACATTGTTTAAGCTAACTAAAGAGGACAATAAAGAATTGAAGTTAATGGCGTATGGTAGACCACACGTTGTTGTACAAACATTTGATGACAAGTTCTTGTTGGTTGGTGCTGACAATGGTTCTGACGTAACTGGCGGTACTGCTGTAACTGGTACTGCTATGGGAGACTTAAATGGCTACACACTCACTCTAACTGCTAATGAAATCCGTATGCCATCTTTCGTAGATGGAGGTACTGATGCAAACCCATTTGCAGGTATGGAAAGTGCTACTGCTACTGAATCTACTCAAAGAGACCCTTCATAAATTTAATAGGGTTGTGAATTTAAAAGGGGTTGCTTATGCGACCCTTTTTTTGTATCTTTGAAACAAATAACAATTTGATTGTTACTTTGATATGCACATATTACAAGCGATAGACTCGGTACAGACTATAAAGATTAAGCCAAGAAAAACGGTTTTATCTGGTAGCTGTATTGTTGAGATGACTAACAAATCAGAAAGAAGGACATTTGAATATACTGTCTCTCATAGTTACGACTCATCAACAAATATAACCACGTTGAGTTTTGCATTCCCTAACCTTATAGCTGAATCATATTACAGTATTGTAGTTAAAGATGATGATGGAGATATTTACAGAGGAATGGCTTATGTAACAGACCAAACTGATTTTGATAAATACGAGGTTGGTAAAGGAGATTACATAGTTGAACAAACATTTGATAATGACTTTATTGTAATAGGAGATGAGAGTGGTGGAGTAAAGCCATCACCAAGCGATGTTACATTGTGTTACGATACTTCAGCTATGGATGCGTTAACATCAGCATTTAAGATATGTGATTTATACTGCGTTACAATAGACGAGGTTAATTACGATGATTGGTATTTACCATCAAAAGAAGAAGCTGAAGAGTTATATAGATATCTAGGGCTTCTTAATCAAGTTGCTGTACAATACGGATATGACCCATATTATGTTCCAGAGGTGGTATCAACGCCATCTGGACCAAGTCAAACAAATTTATATTATTGGACATCAACAGAAAGAGTTGAATCACCAAGCAGAGCTTATGTTTATCAGAGATGGTTTTATAATTCACCAATATCAAATTTAACAAAGGACATTCCAGAGAATTGCTACTTATCTGAAGTAAATTGTAGTGGTGCTTATTACAACACTAAAAAGACAAGGGTTAGACCTGTGAGATTTGAAGCTGGAGTAGATGGAAGTATTCAGGGTAATCTAGGTGAAAAAGGTTATGGGGGTATTGTCGCTGGCGCATATACTCTTAATGGAGTAGATGGTGCATTGATAATCTCACCAACAGAACCTAAACCAGCAGACGGATATACGCAATGGAGTGATTTAGGACAAACAACAACAGGAGTTACAAGCGAAACTGACGGACAAGCAAATACAACAGCAGCATTAGCATTAGGAGCATAAGAAATGGCAAAAAAAGCAAGACATTACGCAAAGAAAAGACCTATTATGAATAATAAAGAAGAAGGTAAAATACATATTGTTCAACTCGGTTCTTATTCAAGACCAGAGATTAAAGAATACTATAACGATGATTTCGTTGCTTATGGTGAGGACAATGACTATTTCACCTACCTGATAGACAGGTACAATGGAAGTCCAACAAACAATGCTGCAATCAATGGCATATCTGAAATGATATATGGAAGAGGTCTTGATGCGACAGATAGTAAAGAGAATGAGTCTGGATATAAGGAGATGACAGAACTCCTTAAAAAAGATGTAATTAAGCGAATTACCCACGATTATAAAATGATGGGTCAGGCTGCATTGCAAGTTATATACACCAAAGACCGCTCTAAAATCGCACAGGTAGAGCATATACCAGTAGAGACGTTAAGAGCCGAGAAATGTAACTCTAAAGGCGAAATAGAGGCATACTACTACCATTCTGATTGGAGTACAGCAAGTACAGGAGACAAGCTAACTAGAATACCTGCATTTGGGTTCTCTAATGCTGCTATTGAGATACTTTACATAAAGCCATATCGTGCTGGGTATAAATACTATTCGCCAGTAGACTATCAGGGAGGATTACAGTATGCAGAGTTAGAAGAAGAGATTGCAAACTATCATATCAACAATATTCAGAATGGATTAAGTCCATCTATGCTTATCAACTTTAACAATGGTACGCCAGATGCAGAGCAAAGAGATGCCATAGAGAATAGCATTATCAATAAATTTAGTGGTAGTTCTAACGCAGGTAGATTTATCTTGGCGTTTAACGATAGCAAGGAATTAGCAGCTACTATTGAGCCAGTACAGCTATCAGATGCACACCAGCAGTATCAGTTCTTATCTGACGAAAGCATGCGTAAAGTAATGGTATCACACCGTATCGTATCACCTATGCTTGTTGGTATAAAAGACACATCTGGTTTAGGTAATAATGCGGAGGAATTACAGACTGCATCTGTACTTATGGATAACACCGTTATCAGACCAATGCAAGTTACTATTCTTGATGAGCTTGAGAAGATACTTGAGTACAACAGAATTGAATTAGACATCTATTTTAAGACCCTACAACCGCTTGAATTTACTGACTTGACTAACGCTATCAGCGAAGCCGAGATAGAGAAGGAAACGGGCGTTAAAAAGGATATAGAGGAAGAAGTCAAAGAAAAGATAGAAGAACAAATTGAAGATGTAGAATAATGGCAACAGCAATATTTATAAAGAGAAGCGACCTTATTAAGAATACTGCGTTAAGCGGTTCGATTGATACTGATAAATTTATTCAGTTCATTAAGATTGCACAAGAGATACACATTCAAAACTATTTAGGAAGCGACTTGTATGATAAGATTAGTGAAGATATAGTTGCTGGGTCTCTTGCAGGAGATTATTTGGCGCTAGTAAACGACTATATACAACCCATGCTTATTCATTATGCTATGGTTGAGTA